GAATAACAAGTTTGGAAATTGTTTCAGGCTTTATATTTCAGGAGAGGGACTAGAGAAAATCCCTTGCGTTTTACCTAGGAAGCAAGCTAGAACTAGGCTTCAAAAGAAAAACCCTAGAAGATATTCTTTCACAATAGAGCTTCTAGAAGAGGAGGACTTCTATGGCTTTAAATTGGACGGTAATAACCGCTTTGTGTTAGGCAATTTTGTTGTTACACATAATAGTGGTAAATCTACCATGTTCCGTGAGATCATGTTGAAAGTCCTTGAAGATACTGATGATAAAATTGGTGTTATCAGCCTAGAAGAGTCACCCGCAGAAACTGCACGAAAACTATCAGGCATGGCTCTTAATCGCAATCCAGCCGATGAAGAAATTCCACTTGATGAATTACGTGTTGGTTTTGACAAAGTGTTCGGTAATGAAAAAGTCATTTTATTAGATCATCAAGGCTCTATGAATGATACTTCAATTATTGACAAGCTAGAGTACATGGCACTCAGCGGATGTAAATATCTGTTTGTTGACCACGTTACTATTCTAGTATCAGAAGGTGTTGAGAATCTGCAAGGTCTTGAAGCTCAAGACAAGATTATGAACGACCTGCTGAGACTAGTAAAGAAATATCCAGACTTATGGATAGGCTTGATATCACACTTGCGTAAAGCCCCTTCTGGTAAACAATCATTTGAAGATGGCAAGCTGCCTACTATGGATGATATCAGAGGCTGTCTGGCATATGGCACAAAAGTGTTAACTTCTGACGGAAAGTCTGTATGTGTTGAAGACGTGAAAGTTGGCGACACTCTTATGGGTGTTGATGGCTCTGAGAGGCGAGTGTTAAAGCTCTGTAGAGGTAAGCAGCAAATGTATAAAATTCAGATGAAGACTTCTAATGATTTCTTTATTTGTAATGAAGATCATATGCTGACACTATCTCATAATAATAAAATGTTTGACATTTCTGTAAAGGATTTTATTAAACGCTCAGAAAGCTTCAAGTCGCGCTGCAAACAACATTATTCTGAAGGATATGAACTTCCTAAGCAAGAATTGCCTATTGCGCCTTATGCATTAGGTGCTTGGATAGGAGATGGTTCTAAGTCCCAATTCAGAGTAATGGATGCCGGTAACTTAGGTATTGCAGAGCGAGTGGGCATGACGTTAGGAGCAAGAGTTAAAACTCCAGGCAATATTAATCGTGAATACTTTAGCTTCGAAACCAGAATTAGAGGTGAATTGTTAGCCAAGCTTAGAGATTTAAATCTTGTAAATAATAAACACATACCTGAGGTCTACTTGCTTTCTTCTAAGAAAGATAGGCTAGAGCTGTTGGCGGGGTTGTTAGATACAGATGGTAGTTATTCTAAGAAAGACAATGCATTCAGATTCTATCAAAAGGATACTGATATTGCAAAGTCTGTTGTAAGGCTGGCGAGATCTCTTGGATTGTATAGCACAATGAACGCTAGAATTATCAGTTCTCCTTATAGTTCTGATGGTAGCAGTATTTGGGAAGTTTCTGTAACAGGAAATATATCCTCAATAACTGCACAGAAGCTAGTAGGTGTGAAATACAGAGATAGGTACACAAATCCCTTGAAAAGAGGTATTAAAGTTACCAAACTTGACGTCCAAGATTACTATGGGTTTACTTTGGATTCCGATGGAAGGTTTCTATTAGAAAATCACATAATAACTCACAACTCTGGTTCTATAAAGCAGATATCATTTGATATTATTGCTTTTGCTAGGAACATGAATGCTGAGAAGGATGTAGAGCGTAACCAGATCAAGATGGCTGTACTCAAAGCTCGTTTTACAGGTCTAACTGGACCAGTAGAAGGCGCTAGATTCAACCACAAGACTGGTCGCCTTGAAGCGCTGGACTTTGTTCCTGAAGACGAAGATGATGGAGACTTCCAAATATTATGAGTGAGACTAACAGTTTTATGTTAGATTGCCAGTTAGCTCTTTACCTAAACAAAGGTAAGGAGCCTAATGGTATCCTGAGAAAGACAGGCAAAGCAATGGTAAAGCACAAATTGCACAAAGGTACAAAGTGCTGGACTCATGTGTTAGGGCTTGTTCATCATCCAAAACCATATGAAATATTGCAGAATGGAATACTCATCCATGACCAATGGTTAGAGCAAAATGAAGTTTTGTAGTATTTGTGGCAGTTCAGTTCTGGTTAGCCTCTCATCAATAGACAAACGTCTGTGTGCAGATTGTAAGTCTTTGAATGATTGGAAGCTAGATCCTGGACAAGAGTCTGTATTAATAGATGGGAAGAAAGGAAATGACTACGCTAGTTCGGGAAGATATGGAGATAGAGGAAGCTCTATTTCTGACAAAGCAAGAGTTAAAAGCAATTAGGCTGTGCCTAGAACGATACGATTTGGGTGGCTTAGCATATCACTCAGCGATAGATAAAGTTGATGATTTATTACTAAAGGAAGAGAAGTGTGCTAGTAGACCTGACCGTTGAAGAGTTATTCGAGATTGATATGGCATTATATGCACTTTACGAAGTACGTGATCTAAAGACAGGTGCTTTCGATAAAGTCAAAATGGCATATGAAGAAGCTAAAGAAATGTCTGAGCTAGATATGTCAGACTGTGCTGGTGGAGCGTGCCGCTTGTAAACTCTAGGAGTAGTATTATGAACTCTGACGAAATCTATGATGCTATTCGTGTCATAGCTCAAGAGAGTTCCATAAATGCTAAGCGTGAGCTATTAGAGAGGTATCTTCAGGATGCCTCTTTTAAATGGGTTATCACAATAGCAATGGAGCCTCTCGCTAACTTTGGTGTTCTTCCAGAATATGTCAAGCCACCTCAAGGTGCCTGTGCAGTGTTTGGAGAAAGAACACTAAATTTGCTAGGAGATCTACACTCAAGGAAACTTACAGGGAATGAAGCTTTAGCTCATGTTGATTATGAACTTAAGCATTTATCCCCTAAGTCTTCCATGTTACTCGTAGATATCCTAAATAAAGATCTGAAAGCTAACATTGGTGTCAAGCTTGTAAACAAAGCATATGGCGCAAAGTTACTTACAGAACACCCCTACATGAGATGTTCTCTGCCTAAAGATGTCAAGCTTGAGACTTGGCCTTGGGAACGTGGAGTATTCTCTCAAGTGAAGATGGACGGAATGTATGCTACAGCAGTATGCAATAATTCTGTTGATTTCTTTACTCGTAAGGGTCATGTGTTTCCTGATAATGAACGATTTAAGATTCTTAAAGAAAACATCAAGTCAGCTATACCTGAAGGTGTACAACTATCTGGTGAACTTCTTGTAATGAGAGGTGGTAAGTTTTTAGATCGTAAAACAGGAAATGGTATCCTCAATAGTATTCTCAAAACTAATGCTGATATTCCCGCTAATCTTGCACTATGCTATATTGCATGGGATATGATCTCTAATGAAGAGGCCAAGCAAGGAAAATCTCCTAGAGAATACGAACAGCGCATAAATGAACTTATGACATGTATACACATGTTCTGTAAGAGTTCACATTTACGTGCTATAGAAACCAACTGTGTGTACTCGTTAGAGGAAGCACAAAAAGACTTTGCTGAGAAGAGGAAAGCAGGTGAAGAGGGTACAATTATTAAGAGACCTGATGGACTTTGGAAGAATGGTACTAGTCGAGATCAAGTTAAGCTTAAGGAAGAAGCTGAGGCTGATCTATGTGTCGTATCTATGCTGGAAGGTACAGGTAAAAACGAAGATCTATTTGGCTCGCTATTATGTGAAACAAGCGATGGAAGACTTCGAGTGGCAGTATCAGGTTTTACGGATGAAGCGCGTGCTAAGATCTTCAACTCTTGGGGAGAAGATAATTGGGCTGGTGCAATCATTGCGGTAAAATATAACGAAGTAATAAAGCAGAGAGATAGTGAGCTATATTCATTGTTCTTGCCTAGGTTTGTAGAGCGCAGGTATGATAAGGAAGAAGCTGATACTCTTGAACGCTTACTTAATCAATAGGAGACACTATTAATGTCCAACATATACACTGGAAGCTATTCTAAGGCTGCTGATACAGAGAGATATTATAAAAGAGTTCCAGGCTCTAATACAGACTTTGTACTAGATCTCATGGAATATAGTAAAAACGGAGCTATGATGCAAATGGTAGTTCTTGAAGCATTGCGCTTTTATTCCAATATGATCTCAGTTCAGCCTGAACCTGAAGAAGACACAAAAAGCATAATCCCAGAAAGGGCTCTCTGGCGTGCAGCTTGTGAACTCCGAATGAGACTTGAGGAAAGAAATACTAAATCGCAATAGTAGAGGTTTGTATGGAATTTCAATTTGATGAAATGATAGTCAGAGAAGAAGACCCACGTATTGCTTATTCTGAAGCTTTTATAGAAGCTGAAGATACAGGATTTACAAAAGGTCGTATAGGCATATTTAGTTCTATGGCAAGCGATCCAGAAGAGTACTACGGAACTCCAGATGAAATAGAATGGAAAGTGGTTAGTGCCTATTGGATTCATTACAACTGTGATGGTGGTATTGTAGAAGAAGAAGAGACTAATGACGAATCTTACTTTACAGACTACATGTATGAAAGAATATCAGAAGAACTACTTCAGGAAGTTATTGACCGTATGAAAGATGATGCTGCTGATAGGGCTCATGATGAATATATGGCACGAATAGATAAGGAATACTAAATATGGCTGTTACTGAAGATACTGTAGTAAAAGCTTTTCGTGAAGGTGGCGGAGTAATTCGTTGCCATGCTAGACCAAGACTTAGAGAGTATACTGTTGGCCAACATGCTTTCAATGTTGCAGGTCTAATTTCTATATTCAATCCAGGTGCTAGCTCACGATTACTGAGAGCTGCTTTATGGCATGACGTGCCTGAAAGGTGGTTAGGAGACATTCCTACACCGTTAAAGCAAATGCAACCTGACTTAGGTGGCTTAATAAAATCTGCTGAAGAAGAAATTTTTGAACTGCTTGGAGTAGATTTTAATCTAACTAAGGAAGAAAAGATCTGGTTAAAGGCCGCAGACATGCTAGAGCTGTTTATTTATGCAAGAGAAGAAATAGCACTAGGCAATAAATCTGCAATTAGTCTAGCCCGTGATACTATAAAAATCATTGATGATCTTATTAAAAACAATAAATTCCCTTCACGATTTGCAGATTATGTTGACTCAATTAGAGAAAGTAATCATATGTTCTTACCAGACTCAGTAGATTACCTGAGGACAGAAAAATACTAAGGAGGAATGGCATGTGTAATAACACAGTATCCTATTGGTTGCCTCATGGCTATGATTACAAGGAATACGAAGTTAAGTGTGGAAACACTGATCCTTATGGAGGAAGAGCTTTGTGTGAAGAATGTGAGAAAAATTCTAGTGCTTTAGCAGAGCATAACAGGATTATAAAAAATTCAGAAGCTGACAATGCTTGGCTTAAATCGGCAGGTTGGGGTGAAATGTGAACCATAATTTCAGATGCGCTATGTGTAGAAATAATTATACATATAAAATGCCTGTATCACATGATGAATATGAAGCCTGGCACTTCCACAAAATAAATATTGCACAGGCTATGCCTAGGGCAAATGTTTATCAAAAAGATGTGTTCATAACAAACTTGTGTTACAGTTGTCAAGAAATCACTGATGCTATGTTCAAGGAGATGGCAGAGGAGGACTAATGGCAAAAGATCAATTACGAAGTGCAGAAATACAAGTAGTAAGAACCAAAGAAGAGATACACAGGATTCTTCAGAGATTGAGATGCACAATATTCGAGATTGAAGAAGAAAATGTGCTGTATGATGCTCTTCTTGAAGAAATCATACTGACTGTAAAGGAAAATCTCCTAGACGATAACCTTTAGAAATAGTGTAAAACTGGAACAAATTTTGCATAGTTTTTGAGATGGTAAATCAATAAATAAAACATCTCGGAGCACTGCATTATGCCAATGTTAAACACACTACGTGACAAGCGAATTTACGAAGAACTGCTGAGTCCTCGATTAACTCTAGTAGAGATGACTTGGGAGCTTAAAATTACTATGGATTCTATTATACGTGTTGCACAGAATTTCAATATAGATCTAGACATTCGTGCTAAAGAAGTCAGAATGTTAAGAGCTAGAAATTCAAGAAAACTTGTAAAGGGTTCAGAAATAGAAGATTATGAAACTCTATGTGGAATTCGTAATTTAGAAGTCTTGTCAATAGGATGGTAACATGAACATATTCTTTCTGAATCTAGACCCTGTAATAGCTGCAATGGAACATTGCAATATTCACAGAAACAAAATGATCTTAGAATATGCACAACTCATGGCTACTGCCCATCGTACCTTAGATGGCGATGGTGAAATAAGAGTCTGGCATAACGGCAAATATAGAAAGTGGTACATGCATAGTGCAGACTATGTAGACCTTAGTCTAGATGGAAAACTACTCTTGCTTAGAGAAAGATTCCCTGCAGCAACTCATATCAATCATCCCGCCGCACAGTGGGTGAGATCTGGAGCTATCAATTATCTCTGGTTGTATGACTGCTGGTGTTGCCTATTAGATAACTTCAAAGAAGACCGTGGCAGAGAACACGCTTGGTCGAAGTATCGAGAAGCACTCTTTGAGCCGCCATTCAACTGTCCTGCAGGTTGGACAGAGCCAGAACCTATAATGCCTGAGGAGTTCAAACAAGGTAACTGTATCGAATCCTATCAGAGATATGTTTCACATAAACTTACTCAGAGTAGCTTTCGAAATAGTACCTTTCAATACTATCTGCCTGAATGGGCTTAAGGCGAATATATGGAGCTATGCTACGAATGCGGTAAGATTGTAGCTGAGTTGTCTCCACGATCAAGGTGTGTCACTTGTGAATACAAGCGATGCACCCAAAATGAACGGGACAATGACTTGCTACAAACTGAACTCGCAGACCTAAGATTAATTTTTGAGAAAGTACCCTCTCAATATCGCACCATAATGAGACATTGTGATGAATGTGCGTACGGGCATTTTAAAGACAGTTTAGGTCTACAGCTCGTATGTTTCAAGAAACACAAACCGAGATTCTTTCAGCCAAAGTCGGGAGACTTTACCTCTGGAGAATGGGGATGGATGCGTAAGTGTGAAGACTTTCAACGGGATGAAAACAAAGAGTAGCGTACAATGTAAAATATGTCAAACGAAGGAATGTGGAGCAGGGCGCTACGTACCTGTACTCGATAATAACTTACGTCAGATATATCTTTGCAAAACGTGCATACTCAAAGGTACAAATCCATTAATTGTTAAATATGTTAAGGAGGGAGTATTAGACATATCGACAATCATAATAGATGAAGACTTGCAGTGCAATTATCATTGTGCTCGCAACCCACCTCCAAACTGCCCCATGCGCTAAAAATGGGAACAGTTTGACTTTTGTGACAGGTAAATCCAAACCTGTTAAATTAACCCACAAAGTAAAAATAGACGAACTTTGGTGCTCAATTTTGAGTTGCTGAAGTATAATCATAGCAGACTAATCTGCAATAACTGAAATATATCTGAGGAAATACTCATGGAAATTAATGGCCTTAAAATCGAAGAAAAGAAAACTTTCGCAGTAACTCTTGAAGATGGTACTGTAAAAGAATTTAACAGTAAGGAAGAATTAGTGGAATATACTGCTAAACCAGCAATGATGTCTAAATTGCTAGCCGTGTCAGGCGGTGAAGAGTCAATGGCTGAGTGGCTATTTGACAACAAAGATGCTGTACTAGATGCATTCGATTCTGCAACTATCCGTCAGGTTAGCCCTAAGCTACGTGCAAAAGTGGCTAAAGCTCTGGCAGAAGTGATTGCTGAATCAGGTAATGCACTCCTAGCTAAACACGAAGAAGACCTAGCTTCTACTTGGAAACTAGCTAATCAGAAGCGTGTGAGCGAAGAAGATAAACCAGCAGTTATTCGTGCTGCACTGGCTATGGTAGCAGGCGGTGACGAAGATGTAGCTGATTGGATCTTTGCGAATCAAGAAGCTATTGAAGAAGCTTTGAATCCTAAGCGACCAATTAACTCTGGTCTTCGCTACCAGCACGCTAAGAAAGCAGAGGAAAAAGCCGATGCTATGGAAGCTGAAGGTGCGAAAAAGGCTGACGTTAAAGCTCAACGAGCTAAAGCAGCCAAATACTTGGCAGAAGCTAAAGAGCTTGAAAAAGCTGAAAAAGCAGCCAAGAAAGCCGCTAAGAAGTAATCGGATGCTTCTTAACTGAGAGATCTCAGCCGCGTAAAGCGGGAGTCCCTCTCTTCCTTTATTGCGGCTAGATTTGAGGAGCTTAGCCTCCTCTTTTGGGGGTTGTGTAGTACCAAGAACACTATATGTCATCCGTTCTAAAACTACATTGTAAAAGGTCTGGCAGAGCCTCCGAGTACCACCTGTAAGCTTGGGAAATCTGCTATCCCTATCCAAAGGAGTTCATATGGACGTATACGATGTTTATCGTGTATTTACTGGAAGAAATGTAAAAACAGTTCTTTCCAATACAATATACATAGACACTTCAAGCGAAGACTCCGAGATACTAGAAGTTCTTTGGAATTGTGGTGTTCTCGAAGAACGTGGTGATGATGAACCTATGGAAGTAATGATGGCTTTTTCTCCCAATTTAAAGTCAGCAACTATTTTCATAGACTGTCAGATAACCCACATCCTTGTAAAAACAGTCTCTAAGCATTGATTAGAGCAAGTCCCTCGACAGTAAGTCGGGGGATTTTTTACGCAAAACCTGAGGAGAAAACTATGAGTAGTGAACAACATTCACCAGACAGAATCAATAGACAACATGTTATTGAAACATCATGTAAATTCTTAATGCGTCAAGTTAGTAATCAACGTCTTCATGTAGGCAACTTGCTAGCTAAAACAGGAGACACTGACAGCTATAACTATCTACAAGAGTTCTTCAAAGACTTAGAGGCTGATATAGCCGATGCTTCTGAAGAAGCTCTAGAGGAAATAAAAGAAATATACAAAGTTAAATAATAGGAGATTCATAATGATCACTTTAAACAAAGGCGAAATGATTGTATTTGAAGATGATGTAGTAACAACTGCACCACTAGATTCAGTTAAAGATACTCGTAAAATGCTCGTAGAGCGTGGAGCACAAGGCATCTTTGATATTGAATTTTATCATCGCACTATGGACACTGAATGGCGTAGACTTCATCAGCCCGTAGAAATCCCAGAGAAGATAGATGTAATTCGTGTACAGCAATATACCAAAGATAATGCTATTTGTGTTGTTAGTCTTGTGCCTCATGAGAAACGTCCTGAACAAAAGAAACCCGAACCAGCGAAGACTCGTCTATTAGGTGCTAAAGACTCTGAAGAAGTTAAAGAGACTGAAGAGACTAAATTAGAGAAGCCTAAGAAGACTGGTGCTCCAAGTGTACCTAAAATCCCAAAAACTCCAAAAACTGCGCTGAAAACTAAACCCAAGTCGAAATCCGACTCGGAACTCGTTGAGAGTGCTCCAGAGTCAGCCCCTGAGGAGAAAACTGAAGTACCGAGTACGAAGGCTATGCCCAAGCCAAAAGTTGCACCAGCGATCAGAGAGGAAGAACCTGGAGATACTGCAAAACCTAAGCTGAAGGTGCCTAAAGTTCCTAAAGCGCCCAAGAAGGTATAGGAGAGACATAATGAAACTTAAGGATCTAGAGAAAGTTAATAAACAGCTAAATGCATATCATAAAACTGTTGAGAGACGAAATTACTTTATTCAGATTCGTAAAGATATAGAACGAGGCTATCAAGTAGGATCTCTCATATATCAAGGAGACTGCAAAATAGACGTAAAGATCTCTGATAAAATATTGAAATGCATCATAGATGACTTGGTGTGCGAAGAGAAGATGCTGATAGATTCTTTAGAAGATTTAGGACTCGAAGACATCAGACCAGAGAATAGAAAATGATTATTAACAATATCTTTCAAATGCAGGGGGTTGTACGATGAATTACGTAGAGATTAAGATGCGTGAAGTCAGGACTTTTACGATTAGGCTAGAGGTTGATGACAAAGATGGAGCCATTTCCGAAGAGCAAGCAATCGATTATACAGTTGAGAGAGCTGCTGAAGGATGCTTTGATGATTCTGATATCATTGAAGGTACTGTAGATTATATTGAAGTGGATGTACTGGAGGTATACCGATGAAAACTGTCAATAAAAGGCATGACTGCCTAGTTGTACATATAAGTGATATAGGACAAGATCGTGATTTTATGACAGATCACGGGAAATGGGGCAAAAAGATTCTTGACTATGTCGGGGAAAAATACCCTGAAGATCTTTGTGCAATTATAGATATCAATCATCAAGAAGAGATGTATGACTTGCCTGAAGGAGCTTCAGTGAAGTGGGATTTGGAAGAGGATGATGCACACAATGATTCTAATACGTTTGCTATAGGATATTTAGGTTTTGGTGAATTTACTATAAACATCAAAGACGCTCCTTCTGTATATCGTATTTATAAATTTAAAGGTGTATGGACTCAAGATGCTAGCCCCGCTTATATCTTTATCAGTTTACAAACTGCTAAAGACTTAGGTGGAATTAGTACATACCCTTTTGAGGCCTATTATTGGGATGGTAGGCCACCTGAAGAAGACGAGGGAGGAGCGTAACCATGCTGATGAGAGATGAAGAGACTCAAATACTTTATGAGTTTACTATTAGCGATGAGGGAAAATATATAGTTGAACCTGTAGATGAAAACCAAGCTAACTGGCATCCACACCATGACTTGATTGTGGCGTGGGCTAGAGGTGCTGAGATTGAGTTCTTCCATAAGGAATTGAAAGTATGGAAATACTGTAAACCAGCATGGAATGTAGGAGATCAATACCGCATCAAACCAGGCAACTCAGAAACTATAGCCAAGCTAGAGGATAAACATGCCGCACTGCTAGATCAGATTAAAGAGATTGAAGCTGAGTTACTTAAATTGAGAGGTGAGCGATGACAGACGCAGATATTAACTTAGCGATTGCTAAGATAGAGTATCCCGACTACAAGATCAAAGCTTGGATAGGTCGTTCAGCTGTAGTTCCTGTCGGGCATCCCAGCATAAGGAGCATAGATTATATGCAGTGGTGTTGGATTGGCCCGATCATTGAGCGTGAAAAAATAAACCTATTAAGCATAGAAAACAACTCATGGACTGCTAAGGTCGCTAACTATGGAGCAAACACAGAAACACCGACTAAAGCAGCAGCTTTATGCTTTCTTAAAATGAAAGGAGTGGATGTATGAGTGTAGAATCAACTAATTTAAATGGAGATCCTAATGAATAATTTAGAAAGACCAATATGGATTGAAAGATATGCTAAAGGTGATCAGAGCACTCTGAATGAGCCTTGCTATGAGGAAAATGAGACAGGTGATATATACAGAGTCACCAATTGCCTTAGCAAAGATATTCATTTCCATAATCTGAATAACGACTACAAACTCGATACATGGCACTATAACAGGTACATGTATGAGACCAGAAATAACGAAGATTGGGGTAATCTGGTGTTTACCAATGTTACTCAAGATGGTTCTTATTTCTATTGTAGTCAACGTGGTGTTGGCATAGGTGAAGAAGTCCACATGCACTATGATAACAATTATGTGAGGGTTGAAATAAGCCCTAAAAGCTTAGCAATTATTGTATTTCCAGATCATCCGGACTATGACAAGTTTAATGTTGAAGAGGAAGAAGTAGAGCCTACGCCAGAAGATGTTCCAGCAGTATTAGGCAAAATGTTGGTTTACTGGAACCATCGCTAAGAAAATATGAGGAGAAATACTATGAGAACTATGACAGAAATTAAAGAGATCTATAAACTCGGAAAACGTAGAGAGGAGATTCAAAGATACCTAAGTGAGATAGGGTTTACTTTATCAAGATCTAACCACAATTCTAGTGTAAGAATTGAAGTAGACTTGATGAGTCGAGTTGACCTGAGAGGAGATATTACACTTCTAAAAGCTATAGAACGCGGCTATTTAGCTGAGCTTGAAGAGGTTGAGCAAGAGCTACGAATGAAAGGCATTGTAGACTTAGAAATATAATGTTAAATTAAGGAGATATATCATGTCAAAATTAAAGCCAGGTGTAAAGCCTAAATCTAAGAAAGAAATTAAACCTGAGATTGAGTACACCACTATCTCAGGCAAGTATGCTAAGCGATTGACAAAAGAGCAACTTCATCAGTTGGGCGTAGATGATGTGACTAATAAGTCTTATACCTTCTTAGTCTCACTAGCTTTTGCTGGTACAATCAAATTAGGAGATATTGTAGTTGTTAGAAGCTACGATATATTCCTAAAAGCCAATGTCTTGCGTTTTGTAAAAGTTGTGTCCATACATCCTACTCCGATGATCGAAGAAGAACATCTAGAGAAGTATAAGTGGGCATTTCAGCGTATAGACACAAATGAAATTGAGGTATTAGAGAAATTACAAGCCGAAGGAAAAATCGGTGCTGGTTTCTACGATGATGTACCATTCAGCAACTATGAACTAAAAACTATTATCTGAGGAGATAAATAATGAAAATTACATTAACTTGCATTACTAAGAACACTTGGACTATTGACGATACTGATCTAGCTGCTTCAGGAATAGACTGGGATCACATGAGACAAGATCAAGGGATAATGCCTTGGGAGGCTATTCCTCTAGAAAAGATTGAAGATTACGTAGCAGACTATGTGGATTGTGAAGAATCTGCTAAAAGTCTTTTTGGCGATACGGCTTATGAAGAGTTTGATGTCAAAGTAGAATTAGATAGAGACAGCTGGTAAAAGGAGACTGACATGCCTATTGTAACAACTCGTAAATGGTTTACAGCAGATGCTCTGAAAATGGGACTGATGGAAACATCTATCACTGAAGAGTTTATTATTAATCTAGTGTATAAAAGAAACGTTGACAAGTATGTTGTAATAACATGGACAGAGGACCAGGAAGTTCCTCGTAAGCATTGCTACTATAAAGCTGAAAAGCACTACAACTCTCTTCGTGCGGCTCAAAATTATTACAGCCGCATGTTGAGACAGCATCATGCCAAACGTATCAAATATGGAGAAGCAGCTTAATGGATACACGATTTACTGACTGCATAGGAGACTGTTTAACGTCTTGTGATAAGGTGTTAACAGTTCTTGAAGATGCTTTCATTGCAGCCGAAGAGTTCAATGAAGAAGCAGCAGCGACACATTTAGCTAAAGCTCGAAATCAAATCTACAAAGGTTCAGCAGTACTAGAAGATCTATTATTGTTATTAGAATCTAGAGAGTCTGATGACGATCATTAGAAATGAATATCGCTATACAATAGATGGCTGGTTTACTGAAACAGCATTGGTAGAAGGCTATGTAGAGACAGCTAAGAGACAAGATCTGGAACTCAGAATGACAGTCTCTCTTAAGAATGCCTACTTTGTAAACTTCTACTTCATTACTCTTTTTAAGGGTGATGATGTTATAGAGTCCAAGCGGGTAAGGGAATTGAAACCTGCCCGTAAGGTCTTTACAGCATACTGTATGAAGTACCGTCTAAATCACGAAAGATACAACCCCCAATAAGGGGGTTTTAAATCAAATTAATGGGAAATTACCATGATACTTACTAAGAAAGAACTAGTACAATTACTAAAATTCAGTACTATGCCTGATGAACAGCAACTCAAAGTAGAGTTTATTCGAACAGAGCTCCAAGAGAAGGCCGCTAAAGTGCTGGAAGAAATGGAAAAGCTAGAAAAGGCAGAAATCAAGTCTAAGGCTAAGGTTAAAGCAGAAGTTAAAGCTAAAGCTAAGACTAAACGTAAATCACCAACTGTTGAAGTACCTTTTGAAACTTTACCAAAGTTAGTCAGGTCAGGAGCTGAAGAAAGGCTTAAGAAGATCTGTAATGCTTCTTACTTCAAAGACGGTAATATGGACTTGTATGTGCATAAAGATTTGAAAGAACAGGTTGAAGAGACTCTCTTTGATCTAGCTCAAGATCTAGGACATCCTATAGTTCAAATCAGAAAAGCAAACACTAAAATTTGTAAGAAGGTGCCTGCTTTTAGGTTTGTAGTTAAGTTTACAAACAAAGATGAAGCTAAGGCTAGAGCACTAGCACATGATCTTCGTACTGTATTGGATTTACGATCTACAGCACATAGTGATATTCGAAAAATGTTGGGAGCTATTGAATGAAATACAAAATCTCTAACACAGATATGCCTGAAGTATTAGACATAGAAGTTAAGTCTAGAAGGATTGAAAGAGTAGCAGAACATTTTAGTTATGGGAGGGATGTTCAGTTACAGCATAGCTTTACTCTTCATGTTGACAAGCATAACACTGAAAATGATTATGTATGTTTTGAAATACAAAAGAATAAATTAGGTGGTATGTTAAAACGCCTAGATAATCTTCGAAATAAGATGTTTGAAGAAGATATTCAAGTATTAAAAGAGGAAGAAGAATATGAACAGAAGTTGGAAATGGGTGAACTTCATAGAAGCTATCAAGAACATTCAGAAGACCAATCTGTAGAGAATTCTGAACCTAGTGAAAAGAGAAATGTTCTTACTAGAGAAGAATTTGAAAAACTAGCCGAAGAGTTAGAAACAGATAGATTTGTACAAAAAATACTAAAACTACCTATACTTCTAGATCAGCATGTATGGAGTATACACCAAGATCAAAACTATATAGGATATTATTATTGGGTTGTGTATAGATTGGCTAAAGACGATCCTGAGGATTTAAGAGTATTCTTTGATAGTGCTAGCATTAGAAGTCTTATGACGGAAAATAATAGGAACACTAAATGGAAAATGTATCCTGTTTATAAAGACAAAGATGATAGGTATGTTTGTACATTCTTTGCAGATCTAAAGAACGCTAAAGAATTTATCTACAAACTAAGCTACTATCTAGTCTCTGTTAAGTTTTAATCTATATCCCCTCTGGGTGCCTTCGGGCATCTAGAGGGAACCCTTTATTTTTTTTTTTCAAATTTACACTATAAATAAATTCACACTTCTGTAGATACACAAAAGTAAAAACTCTTAAAATTCATGGAATTAGAAACCTGTTAAATTAAAGAGAAAGTTCACCACAAGTGGTTTAGACTTGTAGAGGATCTGATCTTTTGTGAAAAAGCAGTCCCCTCTTAAGGTACCTCTCAAGGTCTCTAAGAGCTAAACTTCTTGGGAACAGTTCTCTGAGTTAATCCTTTGTTGTTGTTTTTCTTTATTGTTTTTTATATAAAAGTAATTAATAGATATTTATTTATTTATTATTAATTATAAAAGATAATAAAAGAATATTATTTATTATTATTTATAATAAAATAATATATTATAAATGATTATTAAATGAAACCCAAAGGGTACCCAAAGAGGGGAAATTTTGAAGCACGTGACTTTCTCGCCACAAATTTTTTGAAATTTTTTGAAATCTTTTGAAACCTGTAGAAGGTATAGTGTAGAGTTGCTTTACCGCAATACTTAAAGAAGCCTAGTGTGTATAACTGCTATTTAGACTGAGAATATGTTCTGTTATTGTCTATAATGTGCATAGTAGTTGTGTGCTCTGGGAAACGCTGCAAGCTTGTAGCGGTTTAGCAATTCTACAGTATATCTCCTCAGGTATGCTTGATGTTCGGTTCGTTTTCGACTAACCATTGCAAATGAACAAACTCGTCTATTATTTGGACTGCATAAGTGATATCTTAGGAGTAATCTTTCCTCTAGCTCCTCTGGGTGATATCATCGTATTAGTCCGTTATAAGCCATCATAGGTTAGTACTTAGTGTACTCTATGGTGGCTATTTTTCACTTTCAAAAATAAAGGGACAACAATATGTCTATACCAACGCCTCCAGGCTATGTTAAGCCTTTACAGCGTAAGAAGAAAGTGACTGAAAAGAATGCCAAGAAGAAGATGCATAAAAGGAACTTTGATCCTATTGATGCACTTGTTGATAATTATGAAAGACTGCTCAAAGAAGATGAGTACTGGTGTGCTATACGTGATGGCTCTATGGAAGCCTACATTAAAAAGCATAATAGATCCCTCAAGGCAGTCAGGTATTCTGCTGTCACTCATGCGGCTATCTTAGCACAAATCAGTAAAATCGGCGAGAGCCTTCTTAGATATGGCTATGGTCGTGTACCAGAGAATGAGCCTGAAGAAAAAGCCGTTCTTGCTCCATTCATTGTCAATCTAGATGATGGTGATTTCCATGAAATCAACGGAGATTAAAGAATGGGTGTTAACTTACATACTGCACAAGCTCAAGTCTACAAAGAGTTATTTGTGGATCAAAAGTTTAGATATGTTACAGCTTGTTGTTCTCGCGGCTTTGGCAAGTCTTATCTTGCTGCAACTGCTGCTGTCACTGCTGTCTTTGAACTTTTAGAATTGGATGAAAGCATACCTAACAAAAATGTCTACATTATTGCACCAACTTTTGATCAAGTTAGAGACATCTATTTTCCCTTGTTGGTTAATGACTTTGGCATTGATCGGTATACTACTAGATATCCTTCTGCTGATACGGGCAAATTCAAATTTCCTAAAGGAGTAGAGCTTAGGCTTGTGTCTTTTGAATCTGTAGAGCGTTTACGTGGTAAAGGGTGTTATTTCGCTGTACTCGATGAGATAAGTTCTTGGATAAAGAAACCAGGAGCTAAAGAAGCTTGGCAAGGTATTATTCAGCCATTAATAACTACACGTTGGTCGCCTCAAAGGGCTGCTGATGTAGGATCAAGAAGCCCAGGAAGAGCACTCATCATTAGCACTCCTAAGGGCTATAATTTCTTCTATGATATGTGTATGTATTCACAGACTGATGATCAATGGGGTTTTTATCACTTTGATTACACGAAGTCTCCTTTTCTAGATCCTGAGGAGATAGAAAGAATTAAACATACGCTAGATCCTATAGAGTTTGCCACGGAGTATATGGCGAGCTTTGAAGACTCAGGGAATAATGTGTTTTATTGTTTTGATAGACAGAAACACATAACCGATGAGGTTGGAGACTTTAGAGATGATGAAGACATACACTGTGCTATAGATTTTAACGTGGGTATCCAAGCAACATCCTTCTTCGCTGTTCGTGGAAAGCAAATGCATTTCATTGATGAGTTTAAAGGACATCCTGATACAGAAACGTTAGCCAAATCGATAGCTGAACGTTTTAAAGGACACAAGATCTATGCCTATCCTGACCCATCTGGAAGAGCTAGAAAGACTTCTGCCGCTGTTGGACGAACTGATTTTAGTATACTCGAGTCCTATGGCATCCGATGCAGAGCTCATAAGGCCGCACCACCTATCATCGATTCTGCAGCTGCAGTTAACCGTAAACTACTATCTGCAGCAGGAGATATTGAAATGTTTGTGCATCCCAGATGTAAAGGAACGATTAAATCGCTTGAGAGAACTGCATGGGTGGATAAAAATCCAGATACAGCAACTATCGACAAGTCCGAAGGCGTAGAACACTTTTCAGATGGAGTAAGATATGCCACGGAATATTTATTCCCAGTACAGTCAGGAACTAAGAAAACTGTCAGAGGCTTCGGATTCTAACTGTGATTGTATTACTGTAACCCTCAGAGGAGATATCTTACAGATAATTTCTAATGTAGGTGGTGAGTATAGTCTACAGATTGATGAAGCCAATATAGCAAAAGCTTTTAAAGAATTGACAAGTCTTGATACTTCTGACAAAAAGGTTATAAGAGATATTTTAGCAGTTTCTTTGTTTGAATCTCTTATAATGTTAAGGAATAATTTAAAGGAGGTCTCGGATGGCGAGGGCTAGAATAAATCAGATATCAACTGATGTTGTGACTGATTCCGGCAGTGTTCTTTGGTCTATTGTTAGAGGAGAACAGCTAGAATTACCTATTGAATTGACATTCATTGAAGATGTTATTTCTGTTGCCTCTAATTTGACATTTGAAGCTGTCATAATAGAAGGACAAAATACAGGTGATGGTTCTTATCCTATCACTGTAGAGCCAGCAGGAGACCAAATTACACTTAATGTAAGAATCCCTTCTTTTGTTGGTGTTTGGAACTCAGGCGGTGCCTACACAACAGAAGAAATTGTGTCTTATAGTGGATCCTACTACAAACGCATTGCAGGTATTGCTGTTGTAGATCCAACGTCTCCTGATATTTCAACTGATTGGGAAGAAACAACATTAAATACAATTTATGTTCAGATACCTAATACAGTGTCTATCAGTCCTGCCTGGAGTGTTTTACCCACAGTAGGCTATCCAGTATATGGTTTCTTTGAATTACGCATAACTGAGAACAGCAACCCTGTGTATGTACGCAGTTGGAAACCTGTACGTGGTATGTTAGAAATACTCTTCAGTCCTACTCACCAAGTTCCAGATCAATAAGGTGTAGACTATGGCTAAGAAGAAAATTACTATAGATTCTAAGAAAGTTGTATCTGTAGACAATATTTCCAAAGTAAAGAGTGTTTATAGTGCTTCTTATCCTACTACATCTAGCACTATAGCTGCCCTAAAAGACATTAAGACTACTATAGCAGTAACTCCTACAACAGATTCTGAAGAAACTCTTCAAGTTGAGATGAGCACAACGCTAGCTGCTAGTGTAGGTCTAGAGGGTCTTTATGAAAGACTATCAGATGCTGCTATAACATCTGAAACTTTACAATTTAATGCTGGTGCAAGATTAGACGACGACTATGTTTCAAATATACATGATTCATTGTTTTATCTAGGAATTAAACCTGCTAAATATGAAACGCTTGATGTGTCAGAAGTGTTTCAAACAGTAACACAGTTTATCCGTAAGTTCGATGAAGGTCCATACTTTGAAGAAGATTATCTATTAGCACCAACAGATTACTTTAGTAGGCAAATGCTTTTACAAGAAGTCTTTTCCATAGACTTTGATAAAGGCGTTTTGTTAGAAGATCTTGAAGTTAATACAGTATTTGAAATAAGCTATACTAAACCTTTCTCTGAAGATCTTAATACTGGTGATAGTTTCTCTAGAATTGTTGATTTTAACCGAATCTATACTGAACAATTAGATGCAACCGATGATGTTTTAGGCGAGGCTAATATCGATGATGATCAAACAGTTCTGTTTAACAAGATCTTAAGTGAAACTCCTACTCAAACCTCTGACACTAATACGATATACAAAGACATCGATAAGCCTTTTACAGAAGAGGCTAAAGAAGTTACAGATACTAATGACATATTATTCAATAAACTAAAACTTGAAAGCCTAGCAACTTCAAATATCATAACTAAAGATATCTCTAGACCTGCTGAGAGTTCAGCATATTTCTTAGAGGACTATCTTGTAGATAATGGAGACTATCTCGTCTATGGTGCTAGTGCATATGATTACTTCTCAGCTGGATTTGGGAAGCCTGTTACAGAGCCTACTATAGTTTCTTCTGAAACCTTTAGTAGAATAATTGCTTTCAATAGAACTTTTGAAGAGCCTTTAGAAGCTACTGATGATGTTCTTGGTGAAGCAAATATAGACGATGATCAATATGTAGTGTTTGGAAAGACACTTCCCTCAGATTCTGTTTCAGCGTCTGAGCTGCAATATAGCAATATACAGCCTTATATTGACGAGCAAGATGTTAATACCTCTGAATCTGGCTCTACTAACCTTCAAGATTACTTCCTTGCTGACTTTGTCAAGCCAGGTTTTATTGGAACAAACACCACTTTTTAAGGGTATTTTTAAATGATTACTGAAAACCTAAAAGCTAAAGGCTCTCTTTCTCTAGTATTGACTGATGAGAATGGAAATGTTAAGCAGTCTGACACTCACAACCTCGTTGTAGATGCTGGTCTTGCTTGGATTACTTCACGTATGGTAGGGACTTCTGATAACGCTATGCGTTATATGGCAGTAGGTTCTGATGGTACAGCTGCGGCAGCGGCACATGTAGGATTGTTATCACAGATTTCTAATCGTGTGGCTCTTGACAGTACAACACGATTAACCACTACAGCAACTAATGACTCAGTACAGTATGTTTGTACTTTTGGTGCTGGTGTATCTACAGGTGCTATTCAAGAAGCGGGTCTTTTTGAGGACACAACTGGTGGTTCTATGCTTGCACGTACAGCATTTAGTGTTATCAACAAAGGCGCTCTTGATACACTGACTATCACTTGGAAAATCACTATCGCTTAATGACATCTATTTAGAGGGCTATCTATGGCTACTATTACTACTCGCGAAGTTGGAGCTACCGCCAAAGGTAGTCCTTTGACTAACGCTGAAATGGATAATAACCTTATCAATTTAAATACTGATAAGGCTGAACGTAATACTGTTCAATTTTATGGAAAGAATACTTCAGGTGTAACTATCACTAAAGGCACTCCTGTAATGGTTACAGGTACGGTAGGTGGTTCACCTAACTTGACCTTTGCCGCTGCTGATGGTCATGCTGCCGATCAAAAATACATGATTGGTATTGCAACTGAAGACATGATTGATAATGCCTTTGGTTGGGTTACTCAATTTGGTGTTATATCTGAAATAGACACTTCTACATTTTCTGTAGGCGATATTCTTTACTTTGATACAGACAATCTTGGTCAATTGACTAATCTTAAACCAGATCACAATGTTGTAGAAGCAGCAATTGTGCTGATTTCTGGTGCTGGTAATGGCGAGATTCAAGTACGTGTACGTCTGATTGATGGTGCGGCCAGTCAATACCTAGATGCAATTCACGAAGACATTGCTGACACAGCTGTTGATATCTTTGTATACGACACCCGTCTAGATAGCGATGGCGGAGCGTGGCGGTCACGCACGCAGCACACAAGCTGGTACCAAGAGACACTGAACACGGCTACTCGTGGTAGTCGTAAAGAGTTTCCTGCGGTTGCTGTGATTGTTGCTGAAGTTACTGGAGTTACTGTCTATGACGGTGATGACCCATCGCTGCCTATGTGGAAAGTGTTTACTATTGGTGGTGGCTCAAACAATATGACTGCTGTTTCTATGTTAAATGGCGTTATGTCTATTTCCTCTGGTTCTGACGGTGCAACTAACAAAGGTGCTTGGGTACTTTATTTCCTT